GCAAGAGTAGCAAGTAAGGGAGTGAAACCTTTTGGCCGAGACCTTAGGCTCGGTGCGCAGCATGAAAGCCCGACCCGTAGGGGGACTCAAAAAAATAAAAGGTCGCCCCCGGAATAACCGAGGACGACCTGTGGAGAGAGAGGAGAATGAGTTAGCCGTCAATAGCCAAGAGATAAGCTGCGAGCCACGGGAGCCAACAGATAGCGATGCCGCCGGACATGGTCCAGAGCCAGTCCCATAGGCAGAAATGATTGCCGGTCATACGGGAGTCGTGGATTTCTTTGATGAACCCAACGACAGCCACAGCCGCAAGCGCGACAGTCAACGTCCACCAGGGCATGTGTGGAGGAATGTGGGCGAAGATAACACCGACGATGAGAGCGATGACGACCCCTATGATGAAATGAAGGAGTTTGTCGAAACCGCGTTTGTCTTTGCAGAGTGTCATTTGCGATATTTGATTAAGTAGATTAGCGAAATAATGATTATTGCTGATAGAATCGAGAAGAAAACAACCCAGTCAGCGGGATTGAGTATGTCATTATCGGTCCGAGTGTTTTCAGCGACAGAGGTAGTGGATTGAGCCGAAAGATTTACAGTCTTTTGCTCGTCGACCGAGGCCTGTTCATGGGTGGCCTGTTGGGTGGTCTCCTTTGCCTTAGCGTTCTCGATTTTGATAGACTTGGGGGCGGCCCGAGAGTCCGGATGAACAGAGTCGGGAGGGAAGAACTCGATCGTAATGCCCGACAGATCCAGCTCGCACGAGGAGGAGATGAGAGAGAGGATTTCATCAGTAGAGTACGTGACTACGGCTTCGTCGATGACAACTGCGGTTGTGTCGGCGTAGTCGGTAACAGATTGGCGGGAAGAACGGCACGAGAACAGAGCCGACAGGAAAAGGAGAATGACTATAAGTCGCATATCTTGAAAGAAGGACAGGCTTTGTTGGCAAATTCGTAGTGACAGTGAACTGTGGCACCGGAATATTTCTTCTGCAGAGAGGCAACAAGCTCGCGCAGGGCCTTTTTCTGTGCAGGGGTGCGGGTGTCCTTAGGACGGTGGCTGCCGTCGGCTTCTTCGCCACCGACATAGCTTACACCGATTGAACAGGTGTTCTGACCCGTGCAGTGTGCGCCGACAACAGATTCAGGGCGGCCGGCATATATAGTGCCGTCGCGGCCGACAAGATAGTGATAGCCGATGTCGGAGAACCCACGGGCGAGGTGGCACTGCCGGATTTGTTCGACAGAGAAATCGCGGCCTTCGGGAGTGGCTGTGCAGTGGAGTATGATTTTTGAGATTGAGCGGCGATATTGCTTTAAATCAAGAGCCGCCCATGTCTTAGGGCCGACGATGCCATCAGCATCAAGGGATTTTTGGGCCTGGAAGAATTTGACAGCTTCTTCGGTAACAGGACCGAAAATGCCGTCCACATGGAGGGCGAGAGCCTGTTGCAAGTCGCGGACGTCCCGGCCGCGACTGCCTAAACGGAGAGTTTGCATTATACGGGGAGATTGAGCCGACGCATACGAGCTTCGAGTATAGTGTCGAGGCAAGCCTGATGGTCGAGCTGCATGAGGATTAGAGACTGGTCTTCGGGGTCGAGCCGGTTAAATCGGCTCTGATCCTCGCAGAAAGCACGGAGATTTTTGACGTGCTGCGCGTTATTGCGATGTTGCTTGGCGAGGCGGATTTCAAACGGTTTCATTGCGAATGTAGATTTTAAGATGAGCGATTAGGCTTTCAGTCAGTAGCTTCGTCAGAAATTTTTTTAATGTTGATATTCATAAGAGAGCCGGCAATGGCGATAATCTTTGCAAAAAGAATAAGAGTGACGTTGCTGATCTCTCCAACCGGCGGGCTGAAGAAATCATATAGGATAAGGAAAATTGCCACAATAATGAGGATAATGCCGAGAATGTGGCGATGAGTTTGAATAGTTGACTTTTTCATTGCGGAGAGGATTGATTGTGTTGCAAAGGTACGGACGCACGAATGTACAGTAAAAGACAAGAAAGACTACATGACGCCTGACACGTCGACGGCAGAAGAGCCGAAATAGGGGAAATTCTCACAGCCGATGTATAGGGTGTCAAAAGCGTCCGTTCCATCAGTGCGTAATTCGAGGCGGTCATCTTCCGTCTCGGCCAGCTTTTCACCCGACTTGTCTTTATGGAAACCGTTACGGCCGCGAGTTACGCCGGCCGATTGAATAGCGAGAATAAGATCATCGTTATTCTGACGGTTGAAATATGGAGTGAGACGATTAAGTCCGGCGAAACCGTGGTTTATAAGATGATATTTTTCTTCATGCCGCATAGGGTTACCGAGCGGCGTAGCGACAACGTGCCAGCCATGCTTGCGGAACTCGTTGATGATAGTATGACGGAAGTCGACAGAGTTGACCGCATAGTTAGAGCCGAGAGCGGTAGTGTCATAGTAAAACACGACCGTTTTCTGCTTGTGGTGAGCGTAATATTGGCAGAACTCGGCGACGAGAGCGGGAATTTTACGCTCATACTTCACATAGAACGATTTGAGGACATTGAGGCGGCCAAGACGCTCGTCAGGCTGACCGGCTACAATCCAGTTAATATTGGCATTGTAGTCCATACCGATACAAATAGGGCGGTATCTGTCGAGATCGCGGTCAGCGCGGCAGTTAAGGGCTTCGGGTTGGAAGTCGAAGCCGATATGGTCAAGGTACTCAAAATCGCTATCGTTATACTTGTGGCCCTCTTTCATCGAGGAATAAAAACCGTCACGAGCGATACCGATTTTCTGACACATGATAGATGTCTGAAACGTGAGTGGTGTGAGGTCACGTTTCATATCTCGTAGGTATTGCTCGCCCAGGAGCTGCACGTTTTCGACCGAAGAATATTCCCGGTAGTAAGTGGCTATTGAACGGAGTTTATTGATGTTAGCGTCAAGGCGACGGAGATGTCCACGGAGATAAGCAGGCGGCTCTATACCTTTTTTCCGAAGCTCGAGTATTTTCTGCTTTTGACGCCATTGTTCATACACGCCGGCCTCGATAGCCTTGATGATTTTCGGATCCATCGCTTTCTCGTATTCGAGGAACCATGACCCTTTTTTACTTTGCGGCATGTCGGAAATAATTAGGACAGCATGGTTAAAAGAATGGCGTGAGAAGTGGGTCTTTATACCACCATTGGCGGGGAATGTTTCCTCATGGAGAGCGACCGGGTCAATGAACTTTGCCTCGTCTATAAGGAGCCAAGAGAGTGTGAGACCGTTTGAAGAACCTGCACGATCCTGAGAAATCATAATAGCCACAGAGCCATTATAGAAAGAAATTACATTTTCCCACTGGTGCGGCTCGATAATAGGAGTGGCAAATGACTTTGGAGGACGACGGCCTACAACGTAGTGAATACCTTTTTTATAGCCCCACCTCGCCCATGCAGCAAAAAGAGCAGGAAGTGTGTTTGTGAGGCCATGCTTGAATGTAGGCACCACGATACCGCCCGAAGAACCTGGCATGCGCTGCATCATTTTTAGGGCGTAGGGGGCCGCTATGGAGTCGGTTTTACCAGTACGACGCCCGGCTACGATAACAGTAGTTCTCGCAGCTACAAGCTGGGCCATCATCTGCGGGCGGTTGAAGTATGTTGGTTTAGCCTTGGGGTTGATCTGTTCCATCGGAGAGAGGTGCGAAAAGTTGTTGTTCTTCGAGGTCAGGCTCTTCAAATTCCACATCGACGATGTCACGGAAATCGCGTGAAAGCTCCTTCGTGAGTCTGGCGATGTAGTTGTATGCGTCCGGGATAGGTTCGAGACCGAGGACGCGGACATCGAGAGTGGCGCAGAACGGCTGAATGACAATCTCGTCGTAAGGCATTGTCATTTCATCCTCCATGTCAACGCGGTTATACTTTGCATAAGAAGCCGCGACACGCTCCATAGTCTTTGTATCCTTGCGGGCCTTAGCCATCGCATATGTTTCAAGGAACATCTCATTTGCTCGAGACCTGTGGAAATCGCGAGATTTCTGCGAGAGCAGAGGCACGAGCTGATGAATTATATTTATATCAGAATAGGCCGTCGACTGCGAGACATCATATCTCGACATGATGGTGTCGCGCAACTGGCGGTCTTTCATTGATGGATTCGCGAGCCAATAGTTATAAATCTCGCGGAGGCGC